CGTAACTCGCCTCATGTCCGCGCTCGGCAAGATCGACCCCGCTCTTCGTCGAGCAACACAAGCCAAAATGAAGCTTGCAGCGAAACCGATGGTCGCCGAAGCACGGAGCCTGGTACCCGAGGACTCTGGCCTGAACTGGGGCAACTGGATTACGGACGCGCCCGAGCTCGGCAAGGCCGGCACCGGCCGAGTGATCGGCACCTATGACGCCAAGAAGATCCGACGCGGGATCAAGGTCACCTACAAAGGGCCAAGCAAACGCGACCGCCAGAAGGAGATCTTCCCGCTGCTCACGTTGCAGAACACCGACGCTGGTGGCGCCATCTTCGACATCGCTGGCAAGGCCAACGGCGCCGGTCGTGGCAGCGAGAACGAAGCTCGAGGTCGCGCCATGATCCAGAAGCTCCGCAAAAACGCTCGAGCATCACGGATCGTCTGGCGTGCGGCTGAACGGCACCTTCCGACAGTGCAACGTGGCGTCGCTGACGCGATCAAAGACATGGAAGAGGCCATTCAGGCCCGCGTAGATAAGAGGCTCGGCTAATGGCTATCAAGGTCCCAATCCTCTCCGAATGGAACCCCAAAGGGCTCGACAAGGCAAAGGCCGACTTCCAGAAGCTGGAGAAGACCAGCGAGAAGGTCGGCTTCGCAATGAAGAAGGCGTTCCTGCCAGCCACCGCCGCGCTCGGCGCACTCACCACAGCTGCAGGCGCATCACTCAAGGCCGCAGTTGAGGACGCTGCACAGCAAGAAGAGCTCGCCCGCCAGATCCAAGCCGTCACCGGCGCCACAGATGAAGCCGTCGCAGCGAATGAAGAGTTCATCGCCCAGATGGAGCTCGCCACCTCGACTTCGGACGCGGTGCTTCGACCGGCGCTCGGCAACCTTGTCCGCGCCACCGGCGATGTCACCGAGGCCCAAGACCTGCTCGGCATCGCGCTCGACATCTCCGCAGCCACCGGCAAAGATCTCAACACCGTCAGCGAAGCCTTAGCGAAGGCATACCAGGGCGAAACATCCAGCCTGAAACGCCTCGACCCAAGCCTCACCGCGGTCATCAAGAGCGGAGCAGACTTCAACGAGATCGGCGAGAAACTGGCCGAGACGTTTGGCGGTGCAGCTGCAGACGCTGCCGACACTGCTGAGGGTCGTTTCAAGCGGATGCAGATCCAGATCGACAACGCCCAGGAGTCGATTGGCTACGCGCTGCTGCCCATCCTCGAGAAGCTGATACCCGTCCTCGAGTCCGCTGCCACGTTTGTCGGAGACAACACGGAGCTTTTCATCGGGCTCGGCGCAGCAATCGCAGCAGTGTCCGCGATCGTCATCGCCTACAACGCAGCTCTCAAAGTGAAGGCGGTCGTGACAGGTGTCGCCACGGTCGCTCAGAAGCTGTTCAACAAGGCGATGAAAGCCAGCCCGATCTTCACGATCGCGACCATCATCGCGCTCGTCGTCGTCGCGCTCATCAAACTCAACAAGCGTTTCGGCCTGCTCGAAAAGATCATGATGGCCGTCAACTACGTCATGGACAAAGTGAGCGACGCTGTGAGCTGGCTCGCCGGCAAGTTCATCGACTTCATCAACACGCTCATCGACGTAGCCAACAAGATCCCGTTTGTGTCAATCGACAAACTTACAAACACGTTTGAGGAGCAGGCCAAAGTCGTCACCGACGAGCTGACACCCGCGATCGAAGGATACGGCGAAGCAGAGCTCGAGGTCGCCAAAGACATCGCCGACGCTGCCTACGAGCAGTCCCTCGCGAATATCGAATACGAGACCGCGAAGAAAGTCATGGACGAGCTGCACCCCAGCATCGAAGACATCGAAGCAGCGATAGCCAAAACGAACAAGGACATGGAAGCGCACCACGAGGTGCAGAAGTTCATCTCTGACATGAACCGCGACCTCATCGACGAGTTCGACCTGCTGTTCACCACGTTCGACAACGAAAAAGCCGTCAACGACTTCACAGACGCGCTCGCCGAAGCTGCCGGCATCACCGCAGAGTTCGGCGAAGACTCCCGCGAAGCCGCCGAAGCGAACCAGCAGGTCTACCGCGAACTCGCCAACGTCATCGAACAGCTCGGCAACATCCCAGCCACCACCCAAGCACAAATGCTGCTCGACATCGAACGCGGCGAACTCGACCGCGTGATGCAAGACATCGCCGTCTTTCAACACATGGCAGACACCGCCGTCACCATGCTCACCTCGAGCGAGATCGCGGCAGCTGCCGGCATGGTCAGCGGCGGCAACTTCGCACCGTCCACACTCGCGCAGCCTGTGTCTAGCGTGCAGATCGGCGGCACCCGTTCAGCTGACAAAGCAGGCGCCAACATCACCGTCAACGCCGGCGTCGGAGATCCAGGCGCGATCGGCCAGACCGTCGTCGAAAGCATCACCGCCTACGAACGACGCAACGGGGCAGGCTGGCGGTCGTCGTAATGCTGCCAGCCGACACACGCGTCTACGCCTACTTCGACGTACCCACCACGCCCGTCTTCACACTCAACGACGCCACGGCCGGCCAACTCGACAACACCACCTACGTCCTCGCCGGCGACATTGAGCAAGACATCACCGCCGATGTCATCTCGGTCACCACAACTCGAGGCCGATCCCGTTGGCTCGACGAAATGACCGTAGGCACCGCCAGCGTCGTCGTCCGCAACCGCGACCGCGACTACGACCCCACCGGCACCGGCGCATACGCCAACAACATCGTCCCAGGCAAACGCATCCGCATCGACGTAGGCGGCGAACCAATCTTCAACGGCTTCGTCGACGACTGGGATCTCAACTACCCGCTCAACGGCGACGCCACCGCCGTCTGCATCATCAGCGACACCCTCGCACGCCTCGGCCGCACCATCATCGACCCATACACCACCACCTCCGAGCTGTCAGGCGCCCGCATCAACGACATACTCGACCAGCCAGAGGTCAACTTCCCAGGCGCACAACGCGACATCGACGCCGGCCTCACCACACTCCAAGCCGACACGATCGGCGCCGGCCAAGACGCGCTCTCATACTTGCAGATCGTCGCCACCACCGAAGCCGGCCGGCTGTTCGCAGCACGTGACGGCACCCTGACGTTCAGGCAACGATCAGCGCCGACACAGACCGCCCAGGTCGAGTTCCGTGACGACGGCACCGGCGTGCCGTTCGAGGCCGTCGAAACAGCCGTCGGTTCGGAGCTGTTGTACAACCGTGCCGAAGTGACACCGCTCGGCGGCAGCCTCATCACAGCTGATAACACAGAGTCGCAGAGCCTCTACGGCATCCGCACAGTGTCCAAGCCAGACCTGCTGTTCGAGAACACGGTCGACGCCGAGTCATTCGCCGAATATCTGGTCAACAAGTACGGCACACCAGAGCTGCGTATCGCATCGCTCACCGTGAGCTTCGCAGCTCTCAACGACACACAAGCCGTGCAGACCGCCACCATCGAGATCGGCAACGTCATCCGCGTCAGGTTTCAGCCGCCAGGAGGAGGCGACCCAATCGACCAGTACGGCATCGTGGAAGGGATACAGCACCTAGTTCTTGCCGATAGTCATCGTGTAAGGTTCCAGATGTCATCACTACAAGAGCTTCCATTCACGCTCGACGACACCGTTCTCGGCGTACTCGACGGTGAAGCGGTGCTCACCTACTAGGAGAACCACATGGGCTCAGGTTTCAAGGACTGGTCACCAGGCGACGTACTCACCGCAGCCGACGTTGACGGCTACCTCATGCGGCAGACCGTGATGACGTTCGCCGACGCATCTGCACGCGATACCGCACTCTCAGGCGTACTCGACGAAGGCATGGTCGCCTATCTCGAGGACAGCAACGCGATCACCGTGTACAACGGCAGCGCCTGGGTTAGCGTTATCGACTCAGACGTTCTCACAGTTGACACATCCAACAACCGCGTCGGCGTCAATGACAGCACACCGTCCTACGCTCTCGATGTCACTGGTGACATCAACGCCACAGGTGACTTGCGTATCGGCGGCACCGCCATCGGTGATCCTGTTTCGTTTACGCCTACCTTCACTTCGGGTGTCACAGTAGGCAACGGCACAGTCGATGCTTACTACTGGCAGGTGAACAATCTCGTCTTTTGGCGAATGCAGTTTGAGTTAGGTTCGACGTCAGCCATTACCGGCCCCGTCATTATTGAGTACCCTGTGGCGTCGATTGGCACACATGTGAACGCGATCGGCGGCAGCGTGTTTTTTGATGACGCCAACAGCACGGACTTTTACGGATTTTTGTATCGCAACAACTCAGCACAGGCCCGCGTTGTCGTTGGTGACACTTCCAGCACCTACCTAATCTGGGCCAATCTGTCGTCGACTGTGCCGTTCACTTGGGCAACCGGCGACAAACTTGTGATCGAAGATTGGTACTCGGTGCAATGATTGTCATGGTCATCATCCTCGCTGCGATCGCGGTGGGGGCCATTGTTTCGATAGTGGAGAACTAGAACATGAACCTCACGAACCCACCGAAGGCACTGATCGCTATGGTCGCCATGATCGTCATCGCCGTGCTCATGGTCGCCGACTCGATCGCGAACGAGGCCGGTACTGGCATGCTCGGCACGATCGTCGGTTACGCGGTCGGCAACGGCATCGCTGCCAAAGGTGGCAAAGATGTCCAGCCGATCATCGGCAAGAAAGCCGACCAGTGAAGTACCACAACTGGCATCGAGACACGCCAGCTGCACCGTTCATTACCTGCTCCCCGAACCTGCAGCAGATCCGCAGATACGCCGAGAAGACCTGGGGCTTCTGGTATTTAGGTTGCTACGTCAAACGCCCGATCCGCGGAGGCACACGCTGGAGCTCGCACGCGTTCGGCGCCGGCCTTGACCTGTCGTACCGTGCCACCGAGGACCACACAAACACACCAACGCGAGAAGCGGTCGAAACTGTGATTATCCCGTGGCTCGAGGAGAACGCCGAGCTGATCGGCATCCAACGCATCCATGACTACTGGGCTCGCCGTTACTGGCAGGTCGGCAAGGGCTGGATCAACCGCCCTCCAGGAGGCAAGAACGATCACATCCACCTCGAGGTGAACACCGAGACCTGGCATTGGGACACCTCGATCGAAGACCGCCTGACTAGCGGCCCACCTGCAGCTGCAGCCGCGAGTCCGACCTTCACTGCAGCTCAGGTGCCGCCGTACCCAGGCAACAGCACTCGCCGAGGCTCGAAGGCGAAGGCCCGCGTCAAGCAGATCCAGCAACGCCTCGCCGACAAGGGCTACAAGATCGGACCTGTCGACGGCATGTTCGGACCGATCACCGACGCAGCTGTGCGCGCTTTCCAAAAAGACGTCGGCGAGTACGTCGACGGCATTGTCGGACCGAAGACCTGGGCGGCACTGTTCGGGTGATAGTTGCATGATGTAACACCTCGGTGGCATGATGGGGCTCCCACAACAACTACGGAGGTTCCCCATGATCCGTCTAGTGCTTCTAGGCATCGCCACAGCCGGCCTGCTCGTGCCGGCTTATTTTGATAATCCAGAGAACTACGAGCACGACGCCCTGCTACCCACGACCACGGCCGCAGCTGTAACCAGCACGACCGGCGCCGTTGTTGTGGGAACCTCCACGGCGCCGCAGGCGAACCCCACCACTTCCATTGCTGTCACAGCGACGACACGGCTGCCGTCGACAGTACCGACCACCAGCATCGCCATACCTCCCGATGCCAAGTGCTCGGAGTGGTGGGGCTTCGCTGCCATCTACTTCGAGCCCGACGAGCTCGAGATCGTCGACCGCATCATGTGGCAAGAGTCCCGATGCCAACCCGACGCGATCAGCCCCACCAACGACTACGGCCTGATGCAGATCAACTGGGCGGTCTGGGGAGACACGATCAACTCGCAAGGCTTCAGCCGCGACGATCTTCTCGACCCATCGGTCAACATGATGTGGGCCTTCTTGATCGCCCACGAAGCCGAACGCATCGGCTGGTGCACCTGGCAGCCCTGGTACATGAGCGGAGGCTACGGCTGCT